ATTATCTGATTGCCAAGATTTTACTGCTGCTTCAGTCCCTTTTCCAAAGATACCATCAGCACCTATATTTAAAAACTCTTGGAGTTGTTTTACCTCAGGGCCTCTGCTTCCTATTCGTAACAGCATATGAACTCCTTATTTTTTTGTGTCGGTATTGGGACGTAATATTTTGAACACATCCACAATTTTACCACCAAACACATATCCACCGAACAATACCATTGCAAATTCTAATGCATCGATCACCACTTTGAATTTAGTTAAATCAATGTCTGCTGTTGCATGCATTCCTGCTGCTAATAATACTCCGATGGTTAGGTAATAAGCTACTACTGATACGAGCATGTAAACTCGTCCTTGAGAAAATTTATTTTCATTTGTAGCTTTGTCTGTTTCTTTGAGAATATCTCTAAAAAATTTCATTGTTACTCTTTCTATAGATTATTTATCTATAAATATTGAGCTAACAGATAATCAAATGAATTTTCGATTGGTTTCTGGATCATGTTGTATGTAACTACCCCATTTATAACGAGCATAAGCATGACCATTTGTTTCTGCTTGTTGTCGAGCTTCGCCGTTGGTTGATGCAGATGCAAAGTGGTAAAAGTGACAATTATATGATCTTAACATGTTTAATCCAGTCAATTGACACTTCAAAAAGAAATCCCAATCCGCAACCATTCCAAGTTCATAGTTTTCATCCCAGCCTCCTACTTTAAGGTAATCTAGCTTTGACATAAAAATAGGTAAGGTTGAACCAGTCTCGTCAGTTGGGAGACCTCGTTTTGATTCCTCATACTTCCAATAACCATCTAAGTTAAATGATTTTGGATCTGAACCGCAATTCATAATATGAAACTGTTTAAACATGCTAGGAGTTGGTTCGATTTGATTTGGAGATATGACCGAGTTGGGGCTATATACTTTTTCTAATTGTGCATCCCAATTTCTAGGAAACACATTGTCATCATTAACAATGAGTATTCGGTCATGCTTTGCATTGTATACGCCTAGGTTAGTTCCCCGACACAGGCCCTGATTGGTTTCTAATGTCAATATATCAATTGAATCTTTCCATCGGTCTAATACCTCTTTATTCAGTTCATAGAACCCATCAACCACAACTATGATTTGGTTTTTTTGTTGTTGTCCTTCAATCGCGGATCTTAAACACAGATCAAGCATATCCGGTGATTTGTATGTTGGTATTATTACTGTGATCATATTTTGCCCCAATCTGTTAGCGGTGATAACCAAGCAGTTTCTCCATGTGTTGCATATCCTGGTATCGGTGTTATTAATAATTCTCCTTGTTGTCTTAGTTCTAAAAACATTTGGAAATCATTTGGATGAGTTCCCGATGTGTGTTTTCTTAATATAGGTTCTACTCGTTTTAGTGTAGATACTTTTGCTGCAAATGTCATTGTAGTGCTGTTGGTTATTTTCCAATGACAACTATCCGTTAAATACACTCGGGTATCTTCACCTCCTCCTTCACAGTATGGATTACCACCTTTACTTGGGTCTAGGTATTTATCAGGATGGTCATATAGTGCTACAAATGAAGCTCCTAATTCAAATCCTTCTTTTAGTATTTTTGAAGACTCTGGTTTATGTAAGTAATCATTTTCTATGAAATATACTATATCATCGTCATTATAAGTTAAAGCTTTATCTAATGCTAAATTAAATGTCCCGGCACCATGCCCCACTGATTGATATTCAGTACAATTTAATGGAACATATTTTTGCATCATTGTATTTGTCTGGTCTGATACATTGTCTGCAATTAAATACCAGTTTGCATCTTTGAATACCTCAGTAGCATTCTGTAAACAGGATTCATTGTTAATATATTCTGGTTTTACTTTGTTATAACCTGCATCTGATATTCTGTATATTATTTTCATGTTAATTTTGTTTTAGATCTTGATACAGTATAAAAATGATCTGTTTGTTTTTTATTTAATGCCGACGGATGTGCTACAAAAGTTTCTTTGATTGCATTTAGTCGTATCCAGTTAAATTTCCATACTACATAAGGAAATGAAATTTGATCTCGTATAGAATTATTATCTATTTCCTGCCACCACATTTCATTGAAGTTAATAACATCATGATTGTTTCGTCTCATTAAAATACCGGTTTCATATAATCCCTGATCTTGATATTTTTCTTGTTTGTAACGATGTATCTGTTTATTTACTATGGCCGGGTCATCTAAATTTCGTTGTATAATAACTTGTGCTTCTTGTTCTATATTAGTTCTATCACAATGTTCGTGCAAACATATATCCGAATCTTTCATGTAAAACTCAAATAAATCTGCGGGATCATATCTGAATAAACATGAATTATCCATCCAAATCCAAGCATCATAATCTGGTAAATATTTATGCGGTAACATTTTGTATTTACGAGCTTGTTTTCTTGGGGAAATATCATCCTCAATATCTACTAATTTAATATCCCACGTATTTGATTTTAAGTGAGGAGTATTAGTAAAACATATAAAATCTACAGAATCATTTTCATATTCCGGTAATGTTCCGTAAATATATTCTTTATCGTTTGTGAATAACGCGGTGTATACTACTAGTTTTATTTTTTTATCTAATTTTAGTTGCATCTTTATATTGTTTTCATCTTGATAAATCACTTCAAAACCAAGTTTTTTATAAATGTGTATCGCTCTTTTATTTTTAGATAATACCTCGAGATAAAATAAATTAATATTATGTTTTGAAAATAACATATCCATGAACATTGGATATAATATTTGCGAAAACCCTTTCCCTTGATATATTGGATGTATATCCATTCCTATATAACATGTATTTAATTTATAATTTGATGTTCTGAAATATCCTATTTGTTTATTATCAATTTCGACAATATAATAAATATTAGGTGTATCTTTAAACCATTTAACTGCCTGGGCGTATGTAAATTTAGTATCATTATGAAGAAATGAAGCGCACTGGTTCCTTACTTCTAAGAAGAAATCAATATCTTCGATTGACATTTTTTTAATAGTTATATCCATTGTTTACAATAATTAAGTAATTCATCATAATCATTAAAACTTGTTATATTAGCTCCTGATAATTCTTTTAGCCACGAGTTTGTTTTCCATATACCTCTATTTGATGAATTGCAATTAGGGTGCGAATATATCAATAATTCTCCGCCAAAATATGCAGGGATAACACAGTCACCGGCTGGTGCGATGTGGTGATCTGAATTTGCTAGTATTTTAAACTGTAATTCATTATATGATGAATACGAATTATTAAATAAATCCTTAATCCATATTATTTCTGGGTGTTTTTTTAGTATTTCTTCATCGCCTATATCAATAACATTTTGATTTTTATCCTTAGTTATAGAATTATCATTATCATATGGTCGTATATAGATAATTTGATAATTAGTTTTCAAAATGTTGAATAATGCAGATAATATATTACTCGGAAAATAGTTATAAGGTCCAGAATTCCATTCTTGTGTATTTTTATTATGAATTGTTAATATAGGTTTATTAAATACTATATCTCTATTCTTATAAACATCATTTAATTTTGGAGGCTCCCAATCATTATATGTAAATTCAGGTCTGTGGAATGAATAACATGATGTTTGTTCAGGAAACATTGTTTCATCATGTATATCAACTTCTGTATGATTATCCGAAAAGAAAAATAAAGATTTAGTACCTAATCTACTTTTAGTATGTGTTATCTTTTTTTGTTTATATAATGAATATATCTTAGGTAGATAATACATTAATATAAATCCAAATTCCTTATATACAGAATAACTAATATTATTATTTTGATTCATAATCTATAGGTTGAATTAATAAAGGTAAATTTTCATTTCCATAATTTATGGTAGAATTTGGCGTTTTAAAAATTGTATATCCTACAGTAGTAATATCTATATTTTTTATACCTTCAATGTTTGATAAATACCTACGTTGATTCTGGAATAACGAGCTATAATGTTTTGTTTGTTCGGTATTATTGCTAGTACGATTTAGCATAAATAAATGTTGATGTTTAGATAAAGTTTTTTCGACCATAGCGTTATTAAATAATCCGTTAGAAATACTACTATGGTTTTCTCTCCATAAAGAAGACACGAATGCAACATTAACATTTATTTGTTTTAAAAAATAGTCAATTGTATCTGGTCTTGAAGGTATATAATCATCTTCTATTAGAAAGCTATATTTAGTATCTTTATATGTTTCTAATAACGCGGCCTCCCATGCACCATATGATCCATCTATATTATCTCTACGAATAATAATAGTAGGTATATTTAAATCATTTTTGTTAATAATATCAATAATTAGATTATCGAGTTCGTTATTAGACTCATTAATTACGAAAGTTACTTTTGTAATATTACTAGTAGATGATTTTATATAATCTAAATGTTTAATTACAAAAAATTCAATCGGAGTTGGATCATAGCCTCTTCGTTTCCCCGAATAACATGATACAATGTAATTTACCATATATATTACCAGCCTTTTTTAATACATTCTACTATATATTCTCTATCTTCTTCTGTGACCCACCAACCAACTGGTATAGAAGATAATTTTGGTTTTATTTTATCTAAGTTGGGTAGATGGACTCTAAATTCTGACAAACACGTATGTATATCATTTCTTTCGTGCACTTGACTTGTTGCAATACCACAATCTTTCATATGTTTTGCAAAATCATCTTTCCTTTCAACTAAGATAGAATATATCCAATAAGAAGATTCCATCCTCGGATCTCGTTTTAATAATGTAATTCCAGGTATATTTTTTAATGCATTGTCGTAATAAGCCGCATTTTCTTTATGTTTAGCTATTACATTTTCCTCTACTTCTTTTAAGTTTTCAATACCAATTGATGCTGCTATGTCATTCATATGAAATTTAAATCCCCATTCTGGTATATCTGCTTCACATCTAAAATCTTTTCTATCACTTTCTCTATCAATTCCATACCATCTCAATAATTTAGCTCGAGCATACAGTTCTTTATGTGGCAGGAGCAATGCTCCGCCGTCGCCGGTTGTTAAATGTTTAATAGCTTGGAAACTAAATGTATTAATATTCCCATGAGTGCCAATTTGTTTACCATTGAATTTACTTCCTAATGCGTGAGCACAATCTTCTATTACAGCTGGTTTAAATCCATATAATTGTTTCGCTGTTTGTTGTATTTCTCGTATTCTGTCTAAATCTACAGGATACCCACCCCAATGAACTAAAAATATTACTTTAGTTTTAACATTTATTTTTCTTGCTAAATCATCTAAATCCATATTCATCGTTTCTGGATCTATGTCGACCCATTTAATCTTAAGATTATTAGCAAGAATAGGAAAATTTGTTGCAGTACATGTTAATGGAGTCGCTAAAACTTCATCGCCATCATCTAACCCTGGCCATACAGAATCGTAGCTAGCTACACCGTGAAATACCGCTCGAGATACCATAGGTTTTTTGAGTAGATGTAAAGCTAAATGCTCAGCTGATGTTGCTGAGTTAACTGTTGCTACATAATCATTATTAAAAAAATGTTTTAAGTTTAATTCGAATTCATCAACAACAGGCCCTTGTCCTATAAAACCTGAATTAATTACTTTACTAGCAGCTGCAGCTGCATTGTTTGACATATACACTTTAAATAGTGGTATGTTTTTTTTAATGTTAATTGTATTCATTTATAATCCTTCATAAAATTCGTTCTGTCGTTCTTGTCTATCTATTGTTTTTTCGTGCACTAAGGTCAGATCTGCTACTTCTGGTAAACGTGTTATTGTTTTATAACCTGTCAACACTTCATGCACTGGATTCTTCCAGGTAATGGATTCGTCACGTCGATATATCCTCCATTGATAATCCGGCCAATTCACCCATCCATGCTCATTAACTTGCCAACGCCATTTTGCTACATGTGCTTCAGTTAATCCTTCAACCGTATTGATTCGTGGAACCATTATCACATCAATATCATTTTCTTCGAGAATCTGTGGCAGATTGTCAATCAACACTTCACTTGGTATTTCGTCGGCATCTATCTGGAATATGTAATCTCCGGTGCAATGTGCCGTTAACTTGTTTTTGAATTCAGCAAAGTTATTGTTAAGAAACGCAGTAAAGTATTTTAGGGTGCCAGCTTTTTTTTGTTCTACCAGAAACTGATATACCGGATTCATTGTGCTGTTATCCATTAGCACCACAATTTCATCTTCTGGCCTTTTGCGTTCAGTTAGCCAAGCAACCAATCTGGTTATTTCTTCTAACTCATTGCATACTGTTATAGCGTAACTTATTTTCATCTGCTTGTTTTAATTATGCTGATTCTGCGGTACAAATCTTCATTGAATGAGCCTCTTACTCGCCAATATTCTAACATATCACCTAAAGTGATGCTTTTTTGTTTTGGTTGTGGTTTAACGGATACTTTCATTTTATAACTCTTTTTTCTAACAGATTAATTAATGCTTGTGCTTCTGAAAATTTGATGAATCTGATTGTTGGTTCTGAATCAGAGAATTCCATGAACCATTCACCTGTTTCTACCTCATTACTCGCACAAGAAATAAATTCAAATCCTTGTGCTACGGTGTAGGTGTAGTAGTGGTATGGAGTATCACCACTTTCTTCTGCAGATACTTCTTGTTTCTCAAAACCTAGTAATTGAATTTCCCGTTCTGTCATAACTTGTTATTTTATATAATATAATAAAATATCGATTATTCTCCAACCTTTTGCAGTTTAGGTAAACTTAGTTTAGGCAGATCCAATTTCGGAAGTTTCAATTCCATTTGTTTCGGAATTGATTCGGTTGCAGTTCGAATCGTAGCAAATACCGCATCATATTGTTTTTGAACTTGTTCTTTTGTGAAGTTGTTGTTAACATGATATCTTTGACGTTTACCTGCAGTTAACCATTTTTTATAGTTTTGCTGAATATCTTTGAACATCTTGCCGGCATATTTGTAATCCACAGTAAACCATTTAGCTCCTGCAATTAAAAATTGATTCTGAGCTGATTGATGAATTGGAGTCAATCCTCCTGGTAGTTTGCAGATAAATTCTTCATTCAAGAAATCCACCGGCCCAGAATAATAAGGAGTCATGATAGGCTTTCCCGTAGTTGCAAATTCTAGCAGTGGTCTTCCAAATCCTTCTGCTTTCAGAAATGATACCATTGCCTTGACCTTGCTGTGATTGTATAATGCGTTCATTTCGTCGTCTGTTAGATCACCATGAAGCAAGTATACATTAGGAAGCTTAGCATTCTTAAATAGTTGCTGTATTTGTGTAATACGACGTTTTATCTCCCATCTATCAGTTACACTGTAAGTGGCTCCTGATGATTTCAATATAAGAGCAGGAGCTCCACTCTTGTTTTTATATGTGTCAAAGAATGTGTGCAACAATCCAGAAAGATTCTTACGATCTTCTCCCAGTTGACCCGTTAGCCAATGCCCGACTGCTAAAAAGCAAAATGATTCTGGTATTTCTTCTAACTCAGGCACCGTAGCATATACTTTTTCTGAATTGTATACTTCTTTGCGGAAATATTCGGAAATAACCTGCAAATCACAAGTAATTGTTAATCCATGTTGCTTGGCTGTTTGCTCAAACACTTGCTTGGTAAAGTTGCTAGGAACTATAACTGTCTGCATTTTGTTTATGCTTTCAATCCATTCTTTCGGACATATATCTCCTTCGGTTCCCGCAGTTACACCAATATTGTATTTTCCAACTGCTTGAAATTCGTTAGGAACTGTAATCTGAACCCATATGTCTGGTTGAGCTTGTAACGGTAATCCTACCATTCGTGTTTGCCAATGTGGTGGCAATGGATATGTAAATGGAGTATGACCCCATGGCATAGATACCAACTTGATATCCCATTCTTCACTCATTAGTTCCATTGCATTGGTTATAAATTCACGAGCGTGATGTCCGTAACCGCTCTGCGTTGCTAATGGTGATGCTATAACTACGTTTCTCATTGTACTATTCCTATATTTTCGTAACTGTTTGTTTCTATTGTTTCTAATGTGTATCTGTTTGCTACCGTAGGCTTTATCTCAAACAATTGGTCAATCAATTTAATCATTTTGTCGCCCATTGCTTCCGCAGTCAATCCATTTTTCAAACAAAATTCTCGTCCTTCTGCACCTGCTTGAGCTCGTAACTCTGCATCTGCATTGTACCATGCATGTATTGCATCTGCAACATCTTCAAATTTGCAACGATCATCAAAAATGTATGGTGTTTGTGGAGAACCTTGTAGAGATCTTGATGCTGGGAATACTGGTTTCACCCAACGACCATGCAATTTGTATCTTCCTGTATGATTGCTTGTAAAATTACCATCAAATCGAATCCATTTACCCGAATCATCAGTAAAGCCACATTGATCTTGTAATCCTCCGGTTACATTGTTGATAATAGGTGTACCAGATAACAATGCTTCCGTGCAACTTAGTCCCCATCCTTCATTTGAAGCTATGTTCATTACCACATCTGCTACGTTATACATTGCATTAAGCTCTGCTACTGACAGTTTAGTTTCTGAGAATATAATTTTACAGTCGGGAGCTACCGCATCCTTAACAGCGCGTAAATCAGTTCCATTAGGGTCAGATATCTGCGTGTGCATTAGTAATGCTACTCGGCTTTTTTGTTTGGCAGGTAATCTGTCTACAAAATTCTTGAATGCTAAAATAACATCGCCTGGTTGTTTTCTTCTGATGTTTCTGTTGTTCCACATCACTACAAAATCTACACCATGTGCCGTTTTGATATCAGCATACATTTTTTTGTATAATTCATCAGTAGTGTCAATTGGTTTGAAATTGTTATGATTTAAACCATGTGGTACAAACCCGGTAATAATTTCAGTGGATGTGAGTGGTCGCGATTCTTCTGAATCTGCATCAAAAACTTCATATCCATTTTGTCGTAAAACTTCTCGGTGAATGTTGTCTGATTGTTTGCTAATACCCATTATTAAATCACAACTTGCATAAAATGGAGCATTCCACATTGGATAAGGTAAATCATCCCAAATTGAATAATAAATAATAGGAATACCGTATGTGTTTTTAATTTCATGTTCCAATGCATACAACCATGTCCAATATCGTGGATCTGTAAAATGCATGATAGCATCTGGCTTCTCTGCATTCAACAATGACATTAATATGTTTCGATCTCCATAACCTGACCACGGAATAATTTTTACTACAGCATCGTCAATGCCGGTTTCTTGCCGGACCTGTGCTGATAGATCCAATCCTTTGCCTTTTTCTGGATGTTCCAATGCTGCGCCTAACTGCACCCAATCATAATGCTTAACCGTGTTCATTATGATTTCTCGGCTGATAGTTCCAATTCCAGATGGTAATCTGAAATCATCGGATAGCAATAAAATCTTTTTCTTGTTTGTTTTTTGTAACTCCATTATGTTTTTCCTTTATAACTTTATTATAAATATATTATCCTAAAATAACAACCTTTTTCTCAGATTTATTTGCTGTGTTATACGCAGTTTTGAGTACTGGGTCTAATTTAGTTTCATTTGTCAATATCATCAAGTAATCACAGCTTTCTGCTAGCATTTTCATTCTGTGGTGCAATTGACTGAAATGATATTTCTTTCCGTAATATGATTCTGGTAGTGCCGAGTACATGTTGTATCCACTAAACGACGGATTGTATTCTTGATAGTTCATTTCAAACTCTAATGCAAATTTACGTACCATATAATTTGCACCTTCGTTACCTCCAGCTCCTATAATCACAAGTTCAGGTCCGAAACGCTGTTTTAATTCAAACAATACATCTCGAACCTTTCTTTTGTTTTGCCAGCCGGTGTTTCCAATAACTGCTATTTTCATTGATATTTATCGTATTGATATTTTACTGATTTAGGCATATATCCTAATGACATTCTCAAACCTTGTTCTAACCATTTTCTGTTCTGCGGATCTTTATGTCCTGTGATATCAGTTAATAGTTTATATGAAACTTGTTCATGCTGACAACTGTATCGGTGCTTTTGCAGGAACATGTATACATAACAATGTTTATGTCTATACTTATTCTCGTATTCTGTTTTCTTTGGGGCAGTTTTCATAATCTTCTTTAAATGGACACCATTTGCAATGTTTGGCACCTTTTCCTGCAATTGCTAGGTATGGTATATCTTCTCGTCGATTACCTTCGGCATCAAACACCGTTTCAATAAATTTATCTATTTGTTTTTGTATTTTTTTCTGCGTAACCGTACCGGATGCTGGTCTTATTTCTTGTATTCGTTTCTGAGGAAACATTGAATCTTCTTGCATCTTGCGTTTAACCACAAAAAATTCTACTTCTATATTGTCTCGAGGAACACCGTATTGCTGTGAATAATAATTCTTGTATGCAACTAGTTGAGCTGCTTTTAGTTTGTCTGCTTTTTGATATTTATTCCAACCCATACGAGAGGTTTTAATATCAATAATTTTTATGGTATTGTCTCGGGTGTCTCGAATTACTACATCGACAAATCCGTACCAGTACACTGATTTATTAACTGCTGATGCGGGAGTGCATAACTGCAACTCAATTCCTATTAGTTCTATACCTTTGCTTGAAAAGTATTGACCTCTTCGCTTTTTGAACCAATCTAGTATAGAAGCACCGTCTTGATGGTATTCTGATAATTCAGCTGGAGTAGAAAAATGTTCTCCATTTCCTGATTCTAAACATGATTTGTATTCTTTATGCATATTAGACAACAATAACTCTGGCAGATTCATATTATCCGCAGCTTTAACTGATTTAGTATACATTGTGGTTAAATAGTCTTGCAGAGTTTCATGAAACGCCGTTCCAAAACATGTTTCGATGCTAAATGTAAATGGAGCTAACTTTTTGATATAACTCAACTCATATGATTTCGGACACCGTTCATACATAGCCCATTGTGAATACGATATCTTTCTGGGTACCGTTTCTGGATCGATAGTTGATAATTTGTATATAGGGTTTAAGTATCCACTTTTCATGATTCAGTTTTTAAACAATATTTGCATTCATCTATTAAATCTTGTATTGTATCTGCAATTGCATCAAGATAAATTTGTTCTGCCTCTTCATATGAATCTGCATCATCGAAATCGTCTTCATTTGGAGCATCTGGATATCCTTGATCTATACATATAAATTCATATCCAATTTGATTTGCAAATCCTCCTGACACGTGTATATGGTATTCATCTTCGCTGCGAACCTCAAGTTCAAATTCCTCTTCGGTATTCATTAAATACTCAGAAAGTTTATTGAAGAATATTTCCGGTGGAGACCAAGCAGATTGCATGGTAAATTGGATATATTCGTTGTCAGCATACCAATCATGTATCCAACACCATTTTGCTCCAATATTATCAATCATCCAATCTCTGGTAGCATCTTCTTTGTAATCTGCATACAGTAGAGCGAATAGATTATCAGTCATAATAGAATAATTCTCCGGCCACGGGTTTGCTTTGGATTCATCTGTTATAACTTTGTCAATAAAGTCTTGTAGTACTTCTGCAGATGCCGTGATATTAAAAGATGTATATACGTGATTTGCCATAATTTCTTTTCTTTAATATAAGAAATTATTTTTGTAATTCCAATAGATTTTCTGGAATTGTTACCGTTTCATATACATCTTGTTGTTCTGCTAAGTATATATTGATTAAATCCCGTGTCTTTTTTAAATCTTCTGTAAAGTTACCTTTGTGGCGACATCTAACTATTCGTTTCACGATATCAAATTCATATGAATTAAGCTGCCACTCTTCTGCAAATTTATACAGACTATCTTTACCTTTATAATGTGATTGTGTGTTAACAGTCATTTTTTACCTTTCAATATAGTTTTCTTTTCTTTGTCGGTATATCCGTATTTTGATATTAATGCATCGCAGCTATGCAGATCCATTAAATCAATATATTCTACCGCTTCTTGCTTTGATACCTGATAATGTTCAGCTACTTGTGCTACCAGTTCTTTTGTGTATTTATCTTCTTTTTTGCCTTTTATGTATTTAGCAAAACCTTTGGATGCTGGCAGGAAATCATGATATAAACGATATGTTTCTGAGGGACGAATCTGACCTATTGTGTATCGTTGCAACACATTAACTAGTTCAGTGAATTCCATTCTCATAGACAGCCAACGATTCACAATGAACGGAGAAAATCTTTTCTGATCAGATTCAGACCAAGAGTTCCATTCTTTCTTTTTGTGAGTAACACCGTCAATAAATTCAAAAATTGTTGCTGGTTTCTTTTCTGCCATTATAATTTGTATTTTTTTATGTATGATTGTACTAGTGTTTCTCCAAATCCGACTTCTAGTATTACCGCATTATCAGGTATTCCAGGTATTTTCTTTTTACCTACAATTTCATCCGGAGTCTTGTTTTTTAATATTTTTATTTTGGTTCGTGCATTTCTACGGTTACTAGTTTTAAACACGATGCCTACGGTGTCTCGATATATCGCCATTACTCTGATTTTGGTTTTACTGGTCGGAACTCTTCTGGAACATGTCCACAATCATCACAACGAAATGATGGTACTGGCATCAGTTGATCTTTGGTATCGCCAGTAATAAATTTAGATATTTTATTAATAACTAGAACTTGACGAAAATAGATACTACCACATTCTGTGCATGTTATCGTTTTTAAGTCTTCTGGTTTAACATTCATTTTGATTTCTTTCCCCATAATTACAATTCATTTATTAATTTAACAAACATTGACATTGCGTTGATTTCTTTATCGACAACCGTTACATCAGTGTATTGCGATTCTGCAATAATTAAAATAACTGGACCAATATGACCTGTAGCAAACTCATCTAGGTTATCATACAAGAATGTGAATAGTGCAGTGAAATCTTTAACTTTGCTATCTGCAATAATTTGCCGGATCTTTGTGAATGCTGACTTTTTATCTTGCAGATTTTTCAGTATCTCTAATATCTCAGTCATATAGTTTGCTTGAACTATACTGCTTTTATCCAATACCAGTTTTCCTTTAACTACATGACTTTGTGCAGAGTTAATTGCTCGGCGAACATCTGGATATGATGCATTGATAATAGATGCCACATCTTTGATATCATACTCAATACCTTTTTGTTCTAACACTGTTACTAATCGTTTAGCAACATCCGTTTTATTTGGTGGTGTTATT